GGTTCGGCATTTCCAAGCCAAGCGCTGTTGATTTCGCCTTCTCATCTGAGGCAACCGAAGTGCGCAATGTCATCAAAGGCATTACGCGCGCCATGCATCGGTCCGCCAAAGGCGCTTTGCCTGAAGGGGCGCAAATCCATGCGCTTTGCGGGGATGAGTTTTATGACGCGCTGACAACCCATCCGAGCGTTGAGAAATTCTATCTGAATTATCTTGCGGCCCAGCAACATCAACAAGGCACAGGAATCTTCGGCGTGTTTTATTTCGAGGGTGTGTATTGGCATAATTACCGCGGCACGGATGATAATGCCACTGTGGCTGTCCCGTCAGGTGAGGCCCGTTTCTTCCCAGTTGGCGGGCGGGACGTCTTCCAAAAGGCCATGGCGCCTGCGGAATTCGCACCCTATGTGAACACGCGCGGCTTACCACGCTATGCGATGGTTATTCCGGATCGGGATCGTCAGGCCTATGTGGATGTCGAAGTCTATTCCTATCCGCTCTTTATGTGCACACGTCCCGAAGTGCTGCGCTCCGCGACAGCGTCTTAGAGACCCAGATGATGGAGTTTAAAAACACATCGAAAAAACCCAAGGCCGTCCGCGTGACGGGCGGCCTTGTGGTGATCAAGCCTGGTGAGGCGGCAAAACTTGATCCGTCAAAGATCAATGGCGATGCGGCTTATCTTGAGGGGCTCAAAGCGTCTGGTCTCGAAATCACGCAAAAAGCGAAGCGGGTGAAAAAGGCTGCCTCCAAAACTGACAAGACAACAGGCGAGACATAATGACATTTCAGCCCGCGCTTTCCTTCGACTTCAAGGACCATTTTGCCTTTGCGGCATTTTGCGACACGCCGGACCACTTTGTAGAACAGGCCTTGGCTCGCGGGCTGGATTATGTGGACCAGGATTGGGTCAGCGAAGCCGATTTCCAATTTGGCCAGATGATGGCGGCGGCCCATCTTTTGATCCTTGCAGGGCAGGGCACGGGATCAGAGGCCAGTCTTGCAGGTGAAGGTTTGCTTGGCTTTAGCACGATCAAAAGCGGCGGTCTGTCTGTATCGCGTGAGACAATAGGCGGTAAACCCGGAGCCGGCGGGGAAACAGAGCTAAGCCTGACAACCTATGGGCAGCGCTATCTGGACCTTTTACGCCGCAATAAAGCGGGCCCCAGGATCGCCTCATCATGACATTTTTTGATAATTTGGGGCGCGGGCTGGCAAGCGCATTTAAACCGCTTTATCCGGAGGCAACGCTCATCCGGATCCGCGAAACACATTTGGACAATGGCGATATTCGTACACAAGAGACGCGTATTCCGGTCAAAGCCAAGCTGGAAAGCGTCACAGAGGCGATGAAGACCGATCCCGGTTATGCTTCAAGCGATGTCGCGATCTATGTGCTTAATCCAGAGCTGTCTCTAGACATTACAACCGATGACGAAATTAAGGTCGAAGGCGGACGATATAAAATTGCGGGTCCTATTCGCAAAGATACGATTGGATCGCATTTTATCTTACGCGGTATTCACCTCCCATGACATCGATAAAAGGTGCGGCCGAATTTTCGAAACGGCTCAATAATCTCTTGGATATTTCCAAAGATGTTTCGGATGTTCTCAAAAATGTTGGTGAAGAGGTTGAGGCAAACGCGCGTTCAAATATCGATCGTGGCTTTGATGTCAAAATTCAAACCAGGCTGACATCCGCAAGGTCAGTCGAAATTATAGCAACAGGGGAGGATGCGGTCGCGCTAGAATATGGTTCTGCAGATGGGTCGATTGAAGAGGATCCTTACCTGCGTCCCGCAGCCATGAGCGCGGGCAAGGCCCTGGAAAAACAACTTAGCGCGGCAGTCCGACGCCGCATCAAAAATAAATAAAGGTAAGATCATGCGTATCAATTTGAAGGTGGATAAAGATTACTGGCCACGGCCAGGACAATGTGTAGCCTATAAGGCTGGCGAGAACATATTGGTTCGGCGTGAGTTTGGCGAAGCCTGTATTCAACAAGGCATTGCCACAGAGGCCACGCCAAAATCAAAAAAATCGAATAAATCTAATGAGATATCAATAAGAGATAAAGCGGATGCCGACGGAACATAGCCTCTCGGCAAGGCGCGCCATTGTCTCTCGGCTTAGCTCTATTCCGGAAATAAATACGGTTGTATCAGACCGCGTTTTCGGCCCTAAAGTGCCGGCCAATCCATCCTATCCAATGATCCGCGTTGGACTTCAAATTTCAACGCCCTTTGAGGCGACGGGTATAGAGGGGATGGTCTCGACCTTTAATGTGGATTGCGTCTCTGACGCAGATGATGAAGGCGAGGCAATTGCGCTCTCCCGCCTTGTCGTTGATTGCCTGGACCAACAGATTTTCACCCTTGATGCGGGTGAGGGATCAGACGTCTTATCTTTGGACTGGACAGGATCAACCCCGCAACAAGAAGATACGCTTTGGCGCGTCATGACTGGGTTTCGCCTCGTTACACAACAAGCCAGCGATATTTAATTTTCATCATATTTTGGCCTTTGGGCCTTTCACGCCATTTATCATAAAGGAGTTTCCCAATGGCATTAGCAAAATCAATTCGTTTCGGATCACAACGAGTCCTTCTCGGTGACCGAGGTGACCCTGAAACCTTTACGTCCCCCTGTGGTTTGACGACCCTTGGCTTTAGTCCAAATATCTCTTTGACGGATACGCCAATTCCGGATTGCGATGATCCTGATCTGCCAGTCTGGATCGAAAGTGAAGTCAATTCAAACCAGATCCGGATCACGGGGTCAGGCATTCTGGATGCAGACGCACTTGGCGTTTGGCAGGATTGGTATTTCGAGCAAGACGGCGCCGTTCGCAATTGTCGTTGGAACCGGAACCTCGGCACGGCTGCGGCGGGTTATTTTGAAGGTCCGGCTGTGCTTGCGAGTTATAGCGAAAGTGGTGAGCGGACAGGACGTTGGCAGGTCGATATCGAGATCGCATTTTCTGGTAAGCCAAGCTGGACAGCGACACCCGCCTAATGCCAGACCAAGCTAGACAATACCCGCCGCTGGATGTCAGATTATTTTTCGGCGACGGGGACTATGATTTCAAACTCACCATTTCTGCTATTTCAGCGCTTCAGGTGAAATGTCAGTCGGGGATCGGTCAGATCTATACCCGCGTCATTTCCGGCCAGTTCTACAGCCAAGACCTTCTTGAGACGGTCCGGCATGGCCTGATTGGCGGGGGTATGGCGCCCAAGCCTGCCCATGATTTGATTGAGAGCTATAGTGATGTTGTGCCGCTGGAAGATTGGCAAAATATCGCTATTTCTGTTCTGGCAGCCGCCACCCACGGCTATAAACCAGATGATAATGGCGAGATGGGAGGCGAGGAGACCGGAAAAAAGCCGTAAATGATGATGGTTGGTTTGATATTGCAGCGCTTTACGGGGCTGCGCTGCTCCACCATATCACACCAAGTCAGATCAAGGATCTCACCCTTTGGGAAATTCAGGCCATGTTTGGCGAAGCCAGTCGCATACAATCTGATGCTACCAAAGGTCGTTTCCCATCTCAAGACGAGGTGGATGCGGTGATGGCGGATTGGCGGGATAAGGCGCAATCCGATGAGCGAATTTAGGACATGGATGCTCTGCCTACGTGTTAATTTGCTTCAATAAAAATATCATCAAATTCAAGTGGGTGGTTGTCACCATCTTCGTGAATGTAATAGCAGGAAAAACTCTGCCTTATGGGCGTATTAAATCGATTTGCGGAATCAAATTCGACATTAGCCATATAGGCACGAGGCAACCCTTCTTTATCACCTGCAACCCTTAATTCGAAAAACACGCAAAGAGACCTATTGGCCCATTGTCCAAAGTCACCAGAGTCGGCTGCCGCTCCGAAGCAAGCGTCAAATTTTCCTAAACCGGAAAACACTTCCTTCTCTACTACTTTCATTGTGGATGGAGCAACTAGCTCTGCTTTTATTCCGTTTATGCATGCGTCCTCAAATCGGGTTTCCCAAGTTTCCGATTTACCGCATGAACTAAGTACTAGTGCCGAAGCTAATAAAATTAATCTCATTGTAAAAATATCTCCCGTCATCGTCATTACATATCGATCGCGCGTGACGCAATATGAAAGGAGCTTTCTATGTCTGATGAAAAAGTTGTTGTCACATTAGAGGCTCGTACGCGAACTTATATCAAGCGGTTGGAAGAATCTAAACTAGCTTATGAGAGGCATACGCAGTCGGCGATCAAAAACTCTAAAGACGCGCAGAGATTTTTGGAAAAATCCCAAAAGGGTCAAGTAAAATCGACGCAAAGAACGCAAAAATCAATAGAGCGTGCCGTAAAAAGCCAAACAAAGTCTATAGAGAGATCAACAGGTCTTCAGGCGCAATTCACAGAAGAAACAACCGTGCGGATAACCGCGGCTTTACGTCAGCAAATGGCTGCACGTGATCAAAATGTTGATAGTGCAGAGAAATCTTCAAGCCGAGTTAAAAGTGCATTTGGTGCACTAGCTAATTTTGGGTTGGCCTCGACTATTTTTGATACAGTTAAAGGCTCTTTAGAGGCCGCCTCAGAGATAAAGCTTCTGGCTGATAGTGCTGGCTTAACGACCGAGCGGTTCACAGAGTCCACATTCGCAGCCCAACGTTACGGGATAGAACAAGAAAAGTTAGCAGACATATTTAGGGATGTGTCTGGGAGTGTTGAGCAGTTGCTATTTAAAGGCGCTGGGCCTCTCCAAGATTTTTTAGATCGCGCTGGTACAAAAGCTGGCCTGACGGCCGATAGTTTTATTGGGTTGGGTTCTGATGAGGTTTTAGGGCTTGTGGCGAAGACTATGGAGGAAGCTGGCCAAGGTGGACAGCTTCTTACGAATACCCTTGAGAGCCTGTCATTTGACGCTGCTAACCTAAAACCACTATTGGCAGACAACGCGAAAGAGCTAAAGGCACTGGCAGTTGAGGCGCGGGCAACTGGGCAAGTATTGAATGATGACGCTGCGTCAGCTGCATTCAACGCAAATGTTGAATTAGATAGGCTTGGCACAACTCTAAAAACTGGGATCAGAAACGCTATTGTCGAGGCTGCGCCAGAGATCGAGGCGCTAACAAAAAAGATTGTGGAGCTCTTGCCAACATTAATTGAGTGGGCTGGTGTTGCCGCTGATATATTTACAAAGCTTGGTATAGCTATTGATGACGTCTCAGCCAAGGACGTAAAGGTAGATACCAAAGACTCGCAAGCTCAGATAAGAAAACTAAATAGAGAGTGGGAAAAATTAGGTAAGGCGAAGCAGGATGGTACACTATTATTGGACAAGCTAGAAGCCCAGTTGGAAAAAACTAATTCTGCCAAAAAAGCTGATCGCCTTAAAAAGCGGATAGCAGAACAAAAAGAAGAAAACCAACTGCTACTTGAACAAAATGCCCGGAAGAAGGCTGAGATTGAGTGGATCAAGGCAGGCAGAATAATAAAGGGACAGGTTTTTGGTGAAGCCCAGAAACAAGCCGCAGCGGAGGAAGAAAGATCAGCCGCAGCAATCAAGGACGCCGAGAAGCATGCCAAAAAAGAAGCTGAAATTGCAGCTATTAAAGACGCACGTGATGCCGTTGCCGAAGCGAACGCCAAGCGCATTGCGGCTCAACAAGCCAAAATCACCGAAGCCCGCATAGCGCGGGAGGTCATGGCAATCGAGGCCCTAGGTCGTAGCGAGGAAGAGCAGATCAATATGGTTCTTGCGGCTCGCCTTGATGCTATTGCGAAGTCGAAGACATCTGAGACAGAAAAACAGGCATTAGAGAGAACCGCCCGAGACGTAGCTCAAAAGGATCTAGATGCACTCGCAAAGCGCCAGTCAGAACTTGCGGCTAAGTCACAGGCTGAAATCCGCCAGCGGGAAGAATCTGAGTTTCAAGCGAAACAAGACCGCCTCGGTTTCATCGCCGAAATAGAGGCAACGGCGGCTCGAATGAATGGCCGAGCTTTACAGGCCACGCAAATAGAGCTGGCCGCGCTTCGCCGCAGATATACCGAAGAATTAGCTTATATCGATGCTTTGATCGAAAAGAAGGGCGAAACTCCGGAGCTTTTATCTCAACGCGCGGAAGCCCAAGCTAAAATTGCAAGTGTTGACGAAGACAAAGACAATTTACGGAAATCGATAGAGGACGTGTCTGAAACAACTTTATTGGACCCCGTAGATCAAGATTCAGGATTATCAGGGCAATTAGAGCAATTACAAGCAGAGCGAGACGCTAAACTAAAATTACTCGAGGACTTTAAGACAGAAGATGTCGAGCTTGAACGTGCTCGCCAGGAAGAAGTTCTGGAAATTATGTCTGAATATGAGGATAAGAAAAATCAAATTATTCTTGAGTCTCATTTAAAACGTTTTAATCAGGCTGCGAAATTTGCCTCTCAAATCAGCAGCGTCATAAAGGCCGCCGGATTAGAAGGCACAAAGGCCGCAAAAATCGCTGCCAAAGCCGAACAGGGTATTGCGCTCGGGAAAGCTGTTGTGAATGGCGCTTTGGCTGTGACAGAGGCGGCGGCTTCGGCGCCTTTTCCGACCAATATTCCTGCGATTGCATTTGCGGTAGCGACAAATGCCGCCCAGATCGCGACCATTGCCTCACAAACCTTTAAAGATGGCGGTGTGAATATTTTAGGGCCAGGAACGGGGACGTCAGATTCTATTCCTGCCCGCATTTCGCGCGGGGAGAGCGTGATAACAGCGGCCGCGACTCGGGGCAATGAAACCGGATTGTTAGGCCTCAACAACGGACTCTCGCCGGCTCAGGCTTTTGGTCTCCCATCCATCAAAATCCCCATGCCCAATTTGTCCGTTCCCTCGATTTCGTCTAGTTCCGGGAACCGAAATTTTCGGAGCGGCGATGTGATTGTGCAAGGCAATGTTGACCGAGATACGATGCCACAATTCTTAGCGGCGCTTGCTGATCGGGACCGGAAATTCTCGTCCAATGTCAATCGTATCATTGATGCGCGCGAGCGCTGGACCATTTCGCGTCGCGAACGCGTTTTAGGTCGATAGGAGTAACCATATGTCTGTTGGCGAATTCTGGCCCGAAAAGGGCGTGCAAAGCTGTGAGTGGGTGCTGAATTATCGACAGAACCGGCCTGTTTCAAATGCTGGAAATTCTGTCTCCATTGATCACGGCGAACCCTATTGGACGGCCGAGGTGACGGTTGAAGTGCCAAAGCGAAGCCAACTTGTGAAATTATGGTCGTCCTTTTTTGCAAGACGCCAAGGTCACCGAAATAGTTTCACCATGAATCGAACCTTTCAGAGCTTTCCAGGCGACGGTACGCCGCTACCAGAGACGCCGCCTATCATTACACTCGCAAGACGGTCCGATGGTCGGTTGACATCAGACTCACAATTACATGGTGATTATCGACCAATCCTTGGGGATATGGTTGGCTATTTTACCGAAAATGAAGGCTATTATGTGGGAGAAGTCGTAAATGTCGTCGTGGCCAATATTCTGGCCTTTCGGGTCAATGTTACACCGCCTCCCTTTCAGCCCCATCCAACCGATGCCAATTTTCGATTTATAAAAGCGCTTGGCGAATTTCGATTGGATGAAGCGCCGCGCATTAGTGAAGATTTATCAAACCGGAGTTGGACATTTTCCGCAACCCAGGTGATCCGGGGATGAGCCTACTAGATGCAACCCCGGAAGTCCTTGATCTGCTAAGAGGGGACAATCTGGAATATTGTAATATTGTCGATGTTTTTCTGGATGATGTGACATTGCACTACTCAGATATGTTCCACCCCATCAACATAAATGATGGAACCGAACCCGCCGTGAATTATACCCCGCTGGCAACACGACTGGTTGCGCCAGATGAGACGGATAC